ACCGGCAAACTCGGCGTCATCGCACGACATTCGTAAATCATCTTCTGAACGATGATCCCTCTGACCGCAGAGCCGAATGCCTTAGTAGCCCTATTACTGGTTTCCTCGTCTTTAGCTGATATTGCGACTCCTATATCGAGACTCCACAATCCACGATACTGTCCACGTCCGTACTTTAGAGGGGTGCCTATCATTCCTGGGGAAATCGCGACAACCTTGGGAAGAGGCTCACCCTCTAGAGTATCGAAACTATTGCGAACAGTGTAATTCGTGGGATTGGGAAAAGTATTCAGACGCATCCCTAGTTGCCGCTCCTGTTCATTCAAGTACGTCGGGAACCACTTCTTGAGAACGATAATAGCGTTAGCCTCGATTTGCGAGGCAGACACCATTCGTCCAAACTTGGTGCCGATCTGTGGTTGACCAGATACGTAAGTACTCATTTAGACTCTGGATTCACCGGATTCTTGAATGGCGCCAACAGATGTGCTTCGATCATGCCATCCCACTTGATTACGTCCTCCGGTAGAATATGCAGAAATGGTCTGGCTGGGATGTTTCTTGCAGTCGATCCATGCTGATGCACGTAAGCATAGGGACGATCGGTACCAAACTCAAATCCCTCATTGGTGGTTACAGCGATTTGGAACGCAGCACCTTTTACTGTCACAGATCGGACTAGCGCGTCTCCACCGATCTTAGTGTAACCTGGTCTAGCCCCGACAGTATAGAGAATCCGTCCACTACCCTTCTTCCGCCATGTTCTATAATCCAGAGGTTCGTATGGTTCACCAGAACGTCTGCCTTGTGAGGCAATCTGCTCTCTGTTGTTTTGTCTGATATCTGTGATTATCCTTTGAAACACGCTTTTCATCGTAGTCACTTGTTTCGCGCTAAGATCCATGCGATCACCTACGATCTTGCATGTGCCAAAGTCAGTGACGTAGTAACCCATTCAACTCTCCTAAACTGCTAGAACTTCTGACTCATCGTGAATGCGCGGTCTGTGTCGTCAATCGGGAAATAGTCGAGTCCGTCCTGCATTTCATCAGGATTATCGGTAACGATGGGTTGATCGGTAATTGGATCAATGATGGGAACTGTGCCATCCAGCACACCATTCAATATACCCATTCCCTGATCGTACAGCCATTGCCCGATATTACGCTGATCCAGAATGATCGAGGTTCGCATCGCATAGTTGATATACACCTGACTAGCGACAAGAAACCCAGCACACTCTCTGATGATATCTGGCGTCTTATCAGGACTCGCCCAACCAGCGAGAACAACGGGATCAAGAATACGTGCTAGATAGCCCTTGATGAGTCGAGCCACGTCTACCTGCGGAAGCTGGGTATTCTCGGCATCCGCAGTTAGCACATCACGATCGAAGTGAGAGTTGACGTCATCGATAGTACAGAGAATCTCGATAGGGCCGGCATTGAAGACAGGCTCAGTTACCTCGGTATCCCCAGTACTATCTACAAACGTGACACGATACCAACCAATGCCAGCAGGCAGAGTAGCCAGTTCAGTCGTAAAACTGATAGGCTCGGGATGCGCTGGATTGATCGTAGGATCGATGTTCTGCGTATCAATCAGAGTCCACGGGCCGCTAATGGGATCTGACGATTCCTCAATCTGTAGCTGTTCCCACTGTTGACCATCAAACCTGGGCGGCAGATCGTAGTCCCTAAATGATACAATTACATTGGGATTACTCGACATTTGTCAACTCCGAGGCCACTGTTTCCAAAGGCAGCACAGGAGTGGAGTCGGCAGGTTGAACTTGGCTGACGCTGACACCACTCATAACCACGATACGCCTTGCTCCATCATTGACAACTTTTCCTGTACGACGAAGATTGGGAGTCACCACAACATCACCCCCAGTTTGTTGTTGTGGTGACTCACCGTTAGCACTCATTTCTTCGCTGCTGGTGCTGCTTTAGTAGCAGGTTCCTCGGCTTCCTGAGGCATCATACCAGCAGACTTCAACTCCTTGACTTCATCACCAGACAATGCTCCCTCAGAAGCCTTGGCCATCTGATCGATGAAGTATTTGTTGGGAGAATCCAGATACTCGCCTTCCGCTACTGCCTTGGGATACTCCTGATCCCTGACGGCACCACTAGCTAGGATTGACTCCCATTCATCATCCTCTACGCCTAGATCACCTTGACTTACTTCATCACCAGGCTTGATGATCTTCTTGAACTTCCTTGTCTCGTCATCGAAATCAGCTTGGAAGTTAGACCATGCATACGCCATGTTATCTCACCTCCCCAGTATTTACCACGCGGTTGCACTAAATGCGTTCTTGATGAGATATCCGGCACCAGCGGTTGTGATCTTGAGGTCATACTTGTAGTTTGTGCGGATGATATCAGCTTTGCGAGATTCCTCACGCCAACGCTCAGTCGGACGTGTGGAACCATCGGGATAGATCTGAGCAAATGTCTTACCGAATGTCTGGGTATTCATCGTCAGAGCAGGATCGACGATACCAAGCCAAACATCCTTACCCCAGAACCACTGAAGACTCTGCGTAGCATCGAGGTTGTTTGCCGAGTTATACATCGAATCGAGCAAAACAACCTGACCCTCGAATCCGGTGATTGCCTGGAATGCGTTAGGCGATGTGAGAGCGAAGTACTTGAAACGATCGATGATTCTTGGATGATTCTCCAAGAACGAAAGACCCTGAGTAGGAATAGCGAGCATGTTCGGCCAACGCAGAGTTGCCGAGTAAACAGCACGCATACCAGTCAGGATGTTCGTGATTGGATCTGACGTGACATACGGATATGTACCGCCAGTGTACTGATCCCACTGTGATGCACCAGTCAACGTAACAGTATTATTGACTGGATAGTTCGCTGTATTGCGAAGCAGAGTCGCGACCTTGTTTTCGTGATTGAGGAAGATAGAACGTACAATCTTGTCAACCGCGTTCTGTTCAGGATCGAGAATCTGCACACCGCCGAATACAGGATCAGCCAAACCACCGAGGCTGTATAGCTGTTGTCTTTCTTCATCGAAGATCGGGACTTGCAGCGAATGCTCGCGAGTGGAGAAGTAATCCGTAGACCACTTGAATCCCACAACCTCGTGAGCAACCGTACCAGGCTCACGCCTGTCTTCTGTCAGCAACCAGTCGGAGCGGTCGTATGTACGATACAGACCGGACTGTGTGCGAACAGGTGTTTCCGGCATAAGACGAATTCCATAGTATTGCTGCTGCATCGGCAGCGACACGGAAAATGTACTTAGTACCGGGTCGATATATAGACCACTAGGATCGTACATTCAATGTCACCGCCTTCCTATGGAGATAGTGAACCGTAAGGATTGATAAGCAGCGCAATACGGTCATTCGCGTTTATTGCCGGATTACCTACACACTTACCAACTACTCTTGCACCTGTTGCAGCGGCTGTCACACGACCATCGGCAGCCAACGTGACAAGGCTACCCATCGGAATAGCACCACTCGCGACAGCTTCGGTTACTCCATGCACACGACAAGAGCAACCTTTGCCCTTCGTGATTTCCTGAGTACTCACGTTGAACTGTGAGAAACCAGCAATCACGTCAGTAATCGCAGCTACGGGAATTACTGCTTCCGGGTTTGCTGTATCATACTTCACGGCATAGAACTTTGTCAGTGGCGCACCAGGCGTCACATTCATGCCGATATCGAGAAGGAAGTTTCCCCACGCCATTTATATCACCTCCTATCCAGTGATATCAGTTAGGAGCTGCCATTTGATAAGCATCCAGAAGCTCAGGATGCTTGTTACCAGCTTCACTGATTGCCATTTGGAATGTGAAGTTTGCATCGTCCTTGTGCTCAGCCTGGACTTCTGCGATCTTCTCAGCAAACAGCTTACGTGCAGATTGCAGGCCACCCATCGAACGAGTGTCCAGCGTAAAGCCTTCATCGGCAGGCTTGAGAGAACTGCCATTCTCGCCATACTGCACGATACCGCCATGCACCACAGTCTTGATGACTTCCTCGAAGTCTGCGAGAGTAGCTGTACCCTCGGAGAACTTCTTATGTACGTCGCTGATCTTGTCCATCGCAAGCGCAGACAGTCCGCTATTCGTGGGCAGCATCTTCTCGCCCTCGGGGCGCTTGATTGTCTTGACACTCTCAGCAAATGCGTGAGCATTGGTATTCCTGTCACGCTCGATCATCTGCTGATGCTGTGCCCATACATGCGGGAACTGCTCAGCAAACTGCTTTTCCTCACTACTGGTATCCACGGCTCCCTTGAGAGCCTTGTTCTCCGAGAAAGTTACTGTAATCTTCTCAGTAACCTTCTCACCGAAAGCCTTGGTTTGATCTTCATTCTCGAAGTCCACGCCTTCGGTAGAGATACCTAGGAGCTTTGCAAGCTCTTCCCAATTCAATTTTCCACCTCCTTCTGAGTTATCCGAGAACTGTGTGTAGCCATTGGCACCCGGCTTTGGAGTCAAAGACTGTGGATCTACGTCAGTCTGCTCACCAGTGATACTACGTGGCAACGGATCACGACGCCATGTACCGCCAATAGCCTTGTCTTTAGTGGGATCAGTTGAAACACGCGCAACAAACTGAGCAGTACCAGGATCGGGTTGTGGATCTTCTGGCTGAGAAAACACAGGTGCCGGGCCAGTACCAGGATCACCACGCTCGTAAGGATGCTCACTGAAACCAACCTCGAAACCCTGCTCAGTCAGCAATTCATGGGCTAGCTTGATTGCCTCACCGTTTTCTCCAGTTTCTGACGCAGCCTTCTGAGTACCACCCAGCAATCTACGAGCCTTGGCTTGCAGACGAGCCTTCAAGTCTGCCGAGATACCCTTCATCTGTGGAATGCGGGCAATCGCGTTACGCAGGTGAGGCAGATCGATTTTACCCGATGAGTCTTTATACGGCAGATGACGCTTGGACTTGTTAGTATCTGAGCCAGGCTCAACGTATAGGAAAGCACTGTTAGGCAGGCTGTTTACATACTTGGTAGTCCATACTGCGAACTGCATCTGTGTATCGGAATCCAGCTCATCCCACAGTTCTTCGGAGAAGTTGATAGGCATGGTACGCTTGGCAACGGGCCGATTCGTCAAACCTCCGCCAATGATAACATCCTGGATAGTTTCGCCACTATCATTGACGAAGTATTCATCGTCCCATTCTAGCGACCAATACTTCCATTTCTTCTCAGCGATTTCTTTCTTCGCATCATCGGTAAACTCGACCTTTGCCCAGAGACTCTGTTGCTCGGGGTCATCGGAAGATGGACGAAGCTCGAAATCCTTGTACCAGCCGGATGCTTGTTTACCTTTGGCTGTATCGGAACCATGCTCATAGTCGGTTGCAATGTCTTGACCGCGGATACCAGCATTGAAGTTAGCAATCATGCGATTCAACTTATCCGCTGTCACAGGAACTTCGCCATACTGCGGAGTCGTGTAAACACGCGCAGGCAGAGCTTCTATCCACATCGCATTTTCCTGCGATGAACCTAGTTCCTCAGTCATTTCCTCAGGTACTTGAATCAGAGCTGTCTCTAGCATCTATAATTTTCACCTCCTTTGCGATGACTTGGAGAAAGTCTGCCGTCATCCACGTAGTCGTCAACGTATCACAATTCTCAATAAGATATGTATTCTTAGGCCAGTTGACATCAACTACGTAGTATAGGCGTCCAAAATGGGTGAAGTAAGTGCCTTCAACGATCTTACGCTTTTTCTTACTCGGGGCCGCTTGCTGGTTTGCCGACATTTCCAGATCCTGCTCTACCAGCAATTGTCGTGCTTCCTTTTTGCGCTTGTGTTTTCCCATTTTTCTGTGGGACTGTTGTTGCTGTCGGAGACACAGCAGTTGGCACACCTTGTTGGCCATTTGTTGCACCATTGGTAGGCCCAACTGCGCCTTGTACCAAGATTTGCTCTTTTGTTGGGACACGTTGACCTGGGGCATCAGGCTGTTTCTTAGGCATATCAAATGTTTGCCTAATCCAATCCTCAGTCGGCTGATCCATCGTAATACCATCTTGGGCAATTAGATTCGAGAGAGCTGATCCCAACATCTGTAGATCCTTAGTCTCACCGATATTCCTAGCCTTGAGCTTGGGAAAGTTTTTCGTCGGGTAGTTCCAGACTACGAGTTCCGGAATCAAGTACATGTTGACTACATCACAGATGTAATGAGCCACGTGCTTGAGAGCCTTCAAGTACGTATCGGACTGAACCGCACCTGCGGCTCGACTACCCGACGATCCTTTGAAACCAATGGCAAGGAACTCAGCCATGACATTCAGTAGGATCATCGTGTTGTGGTGCTGCGCCGAATCTAATGCATCTACCATGTTACCGTGAACCTGAGCAAACTCCACGTCCACGTTAGGCACGAGAAGCATGAAGGCTTCCTCGTTTGTGCGAAGATTCTTGAGCAGGTTTCTCAGGACGGTTTTATCTTGTTGGGTATATCCTGGTTTGAGAATTCCTTTAGGTATTCCAAGACTATGCCGCTCTTTTTGAATGGCATCGATCTTGTAGAAGTGCGTCTTGTAGTACCAGTGCGGGTAGGCCGTCCTAAGTAGGCTACGGCCAGTAAGATCTCCACCCGTGCGTCCGAACGTGTAGAATAAAAGCTTACTTGAATCGATCGTGACACTTTCGCTTTGTTTGTCCGCACGAATGGCTTTTTGGACGATACTGACGACTTCCCCGTTGTCATCGTAATTGATTGTACCTACTGTGGATGGTGGCCGTACACCTAGCTTCTTGAGCATTGTGTACTGTTTTGTGTTCTTTCTACCGGGTGGACTCCACTCGCGCAATTCATACACTTTTTCCAGGATTGCATAGCCATCCTCGAAGAAGTGTAGAATATCTTCCAAGGAATTTGCGAATGGAGACGTCATCCCATCCACTAAATTGTCTTCTATAAATTCAGCGATTTCTACGTCAATCGGGTCATTTGAGTAAGGATCCATGTAAAAGTCAGCACCGAGTACGGGAGTCTTGACAGCACGCATGGAAACGTCCACACCTGCGTCATTCATCATGTACGTGTAAGTCCTGAGTCTAGTATAAGGCGAGACTAGCTCAGGAACTATCTCAATGATTTTTACGGGCTGAGCTGAACCAAGTTCCTGATCCAAATCAGGCTGAACGATCATATCATCGCTCAAACCCGATGCAGTATAGCTAGTCCCGGTACTCGCGTGACGTGGCTGACGCTTCCCACCAGACTCATTCACCGGCAAACCCGGTGGTTCATCTGAACCAGCTGATTTACTGGCAAATAGTTTTCTAAATGGATTTTGCAAAATCGCGGCCCCCTGTTCCTAACCCCAGCACAGGAGTGGGCTTGAACCGCTGTATCGGAAACTAACGACCATATGGATTCCCCACTGTGAAGGTATCGTCTAGTGTAACGTTGGTGTTGAGCTTGAAGAAATCCTCAGACTCACTTCCCTT